GCCAGTCCTAAAATCTGCCAGATACTTTCAGCCGGTTTCGCGATAGTAATCAATTTACACAATACTAAATTCCAAAGAAACTGACCAACAAGTAAAATAATTAATACATAAATAATTAAAACAATAAAAACAGCCAGAGCATCTTTCCATTTAGGAGTTTGGACCCCATTCAATCCTTCATTAGTTGAAGACAAGCCACATTTTAATGAATCCGTCAATAATTCTTTAATCATTCTTATTTATTATCAAGAATAAATTTTTAACAATATAAAAAATATTCTTTGATATAATTAATGGTAATTGAAGGTTTCAGAGGTTCAAGTGGAGGCGGTAGCATTGGAGGTAGCGGTGGCGCAGGTGGTCATGAATCACAACTCTCATTTTCAGGAGTTGGCGGTGGCGGACGTCCATCTGCGACTGGATTCCAACACGAAATTCAACCATCCAGTCATTTTGACCGGTATAATTGGAATAGAGACCGCGACCACGACCGCAATAATAACAACAATGTTATCCATGTCGGTGGAGGAGGCGGTTATGACCGCCATCATTATCGCAACGACTGGAATGGCTATTTCCCCCCATACACATACTATAATCCCCTCCTCTATCAAGACCGTCAGCCCACGGAGATAGTCATCAATGAAGACAAGAATAGGCCGAGAGATAAAACGGACGAAACAGTCAAAATTCTCTTGATTGTTTTCATTTGCGTGTTCGTTCTCGTTATGTTATTTGTTATGTTGAATTTTTTCAAGAAATAAGAACTGAACTATCCTTCGAAAATATGGAGGGCGTCCTTTGTTCGAATAGAGGTTATTATCTCAATCTCTTGTATGGTCCCATTCTTCATTAAAAAATTTTTGAATTCCTTAAATTTTTGTAATTTACCGAGCAAAGGAGACTGATAGTTTATTTTTTCAACTATTGTTCGATGGAGAATCGGGAATAAGCATTCAATATAATAATGATAGAGCCGGTTATGATTCGCCACGTAAAGAGTAATTGACCCATTTGCCCGATTCAGCATATTACATTCAGAAACAATATACATTTTAGTAGGGTCCGCCAATTGTTTTTCGTCAATGTAGCGGATGTAATTTTTCGGAAAGATACAACCCGCCCCGCAAAAGAATATGTAGTCGTGTAATGAAGACGCTATCCGCGCGAGAATGAGCATTTTCTGTATTTCCGAAAATGGATGGACCTTCTGCGGTATAACGAACTTTATCTTGAACTGATTCTTGAACATATATTTTTTGATGTATTTCTCAATATTACTCACGTAGGCCATAGATTCTGTATAAACTAATACTTCATAATTGCTCTTCTCCGTTTCAATTATACTCCGAATCGTCGGCTCAATATCATTAACCGCATTAAAAAGAACAATGCTATATGTCGGCTCAAAATAGACTTCCTTCTTATTATACTCAACAACGAAGAATACGTCCCCCATAATCGTTTTATAAGACCCCTTCTTAAAAATGGAAACATCGTGCGTGATGTTCAATCGGATAGGCTTATCTTCTTCTGCGCTTTTAATTACATTGCGGTCAGTAATAATATTCGCGCTAACCCTCTCCCTTTGCGACAGGCGCAAATGATTCAATATTTTCTCCCTATAATCACGGAAAGGGTCATTCATCCCACAATTCTCTTGTATTATATTTTGGAATACATTGCTAAAAAAGAGGGGCGTATTGCTCTCGACGACGCGCTCAACTTTCGCGTGTTTTATTATTTTATCAATCATTTCCTTTATAAAGTCATCCGCATCTAATGAACACAAGTGTTTAATTAAGAGGAACCGGTAATTATCGAAGTGGAACCTCTTGCGGAAACCAAAGATTTCCTCAAATGAATCGTTCTCCGGATCGGTTAGGAATAGAGTCTCCAATTTATCTACGACTCTTACTATATTCCGGATTGTTTTCAATATTATCTCGCTCTTTTCTTCTGTCCAAATGAAGAGTTCCACTTCCTGATTCGGGTGAATTTCCACTTTACATATTTGTGTTTTTTCATCAGATTCAATACATGTTTTAGTCGTCTTCTTGCGGTCAATTGACCAAAATAACATCGCCCCTGATTCCATCGTAAATACACAATCCACAATTTTGTCTATCTTATTTGTAATTATATTATGGAAACCCCAAACATCATTGACAAAATCATCCCCCACTATTTTTTGATTAAACTCGCTCAAAATGTCTTGTGATTGAAGAATATTAATTATATTTTTTTTGAATTTCATAAATTATTCTATGAAATTTAAATTACGGGGAATACGAATAAATAATCTATTATATATTAATGACTGATAGAGGAGTCCCACGCCCAATACCATGGATTCGAAAAAATACTTTATATGACCAAATAAGTAATAATATTGAGTTATCTGTTCTTAAAGATATTGTAGATGCGTTCCCTGCGTTGATTACGCTTTATCAAACAACTACAAATAAAACACTTTTAGCGCCGGTAAATTCCGCGATTTTAGCAATTCCAAATTTTGCGACACTTCTTTCAACTGCGGACCCTTGGTTAGAAACATTCGCGAGATATATTCTTTTAAGTCCGCGTGTAAATTATTTGGATTTTATTAATGATACCAATTACCCAACCTCTAATGCCTCTTTTATAACCGCTAATGTTAATAATACAGGAGACTGCTACGATGTAGGATTTCAAGATGTTTTGGATAATCAAGCATCAATCATATCACGAGGATATATAGCAAGTGTTGCGAATGATTGTAATATGCTTATAATAAGTGCTCTTTTAATCCCATCGAACCCTCCATAAAAATTGAAAAACAATCATTTTCATTTTTACACAATGTAAAAATGATTTCAGTAGATACGAATATATTACGATTCTGTAAAGACAACAATCTTTCCGATGATACTTATCAAAAACTCAGATATTTTATACATTGTATCCTTTCCAATCCATATTATCAAACAACGCCGATTGATTCATGGGAACACCTCCTTGCGTTTGACAATTCGGAAATGGAGACCGATAAAGATACATACTATTATTTATCGCATGAGAGTGATAACAACCGCATCTATTTATATCATTCAAACCGCAGAGGAAATCTGAAACTGAATTATATAAGCATCAACTATGATGTTATTTATTCAATACTCATCATTTTACAGAGCATTTTTCCGGAAATTCAAATAAATGACCGCTACCAAATTCGCGGAGAAATGAACAGACAAATCGTTCATAATCTGTTCTACCTCATTGAAAACTATTACACTTCGAATTGCTTTGATGCGAATATTCAAAAAAGGAAAGCATTGAAACTCTCCGAAAAAAGAGAACTCGCCACCAAATTCAATAGTCAGTGTGATTGTTGCGGAACAACTCTCGGAGATATTACACACGGCTCAAATGAGGACCATATAAGAGAACTCCAATACTTCGGAACAAATGACCTCTCAAATTTCCAGCTACTTTGTCTCGATTGTCATTCTTACAAAACAAAATTGAACACAAAAAAGAAGCGAACTTTCGAAGAAACGACACCGAAGCAATATAAGCGCCGGAAGACTAACACAACATCCGCGCCTTGATTGCGGGGGCCGATTCATAATTGACAATCTCAATATCTTCAAAATTATAATCCCACACTTCTTGCGCTTTTCGCCTCAATCTGAGCGATGGTAAAAGATAGCGCTCATTCCTGCGCCCCAACTGCGTTTTAACTGCGTCGAGATGCTCTTTATAAATATGCGCATCCCCGATAACTACATGTATATTCCCCACTCCGAGCCCGCACACACTCGCAATCAAATGCGTTAGCAAGGCGACACTCGCAATATTAAAAGGTAGGCCCAAAAATACGTCGGCGCTCCTCTGATACATCTGACACTCCAACTCCCCATTCCGAACATAAAACTGGTAAGATACATGACAGGGGGGGAGACACATCTGGTCCAGCTGACACGGGTTCCACGCGCTCATAAAAAGGCGCCTCGATGTTGGGTTTTTCCTAATTTCATCAACAATATTTTTCAACTGGTCCGCCCCTTTCTCTAATCCGGCGGTCTCTTTCTCTTCTGCTCCAACCCAATACTTATACTTTTCACCAAATCGCCTCCACATATAACCGTATATCGGACCCCCGATTCCCTCTTCGTATGGTAGCCCGTTAGCTTCCAAAAATTCCTTAGATGTGTTCCCGCTCCATATTTTAACACCTTTCTCCTCTAATATTCGACTGTCAGTATTTCCTTTTATGAACCATAATAATTCGTGAATAATCCCATTATAGAACATCTTTTTCGTCGTTAAAAGAGGGAATCCTTTTCGCAAATCGACGCTTATCTTTTCAGAGAAGACGGATAGCGTTTCGCCATTGCGCGTCTCCCGTCTCTCACCGTTCTCCATTATTCGCGCAATTAAATCGAGGTAATCATCATCCACGGTCCTATATGTAATATTCTCGCGACTATACATCCTTATAATTATATCATTTCCTCTCACTTTTGTTTTAAACTGTTTTTTGTAATTTGTCAAATATTCGGAAATGTCAGTTTTTATAAATGTGTCGCATTTGTGATAAGGAATCTCCGTTATTGAAATTCCATCAATAGTATAATTATTCATAAAATAGTCGTAAATTGTGGCCCCACCACAAACCCACAAATATTTTACATTGAGTGTCCGCGCATATGAGACCCCATCTTCAATCGTTCTAACAGTTTTAACTCCGTCTATATCAGTGGAACTGACAACTATATTATATCGCGATGGTAGTGGGCGCCCAATTGATTCATATGTTTTCCTCCCCATTATAACTGCGTTTCCAATAGTCATCCTTTTAAAGTGTTGGAGGTCCTCTTTATAATGCCATGGAATTTTATTTTGGAAACCGATACCGTATTCACACGTTAGAGCAACAATAATCCAAATTTCCATAATTAGTATATTGTCCCTTTTTTAAATTAAATTTTTAAGTATAAGTCATTAAATTTATAAATAAAAATTGATGGTTAAAATTACAAAATTTTTATTATTGTTGTTAAGTAATACTTCACATTAAATGGATAATCCCCATGAAATAACAGAACATTTTTTAGAAAGTGTCGGAAATAAAACACCAGATGAAATCGCCAAAATGACCAGAGAAAGTATTGATAAATATCTGGCGTATGTCAAAAAGAGTACAGGTAAATTTATCACGTTAGAAGACTATCTAACAAGGCTCGATCTCTTAGTCAAAGCAAAATCATTGGTGGTGGAATATTTTTTGGTTGAAACATCAGTTTCTGAAAACTTCAGAATCGATTTTAAATTGAGATACTACCGTCAATTTGATCAATCTTTTTATATGGAAAAAAGAACGGCGTTTGTGAGGGACCCTAAATCTAGGAAAAAGAATAAAAAAAACATTCCTGCAAAATGCCAAACTCTCACTCTCTCTCAAAAACACATGAAGATTCTAAATCGATATAGATATTATTGGAAATTTTTTGAAGAAAATCCAGAATTTGGAAAGCAGCCATTTGAACTGGCTCGCAAACAGTTGAAGCGCTCAAAGAACAAAAATAAGGATCCGAGTGTTCAGGAAATTGCAGCGACTGTCATGGACGAAATAGTTCCCCAACCGGTTGATTTGAGTACCATTGATTTTAATATCCTAATGAATTTCATACTGTCATGTCTGAACTTCAAAAAACCTTATGAGAGCCTTCCACCCGAAGAAGCCTCGCAAAAGGTTGAAACGGATACGAATAATATTCGGAATCTTCTGTGTCTTACTATTGTATCGATTCTTTCATCAACTTTTACTAAAAGATGCACATGTAAGGATATAGCGAATAAAGTGTTCAATCAACATATTCTAGTTTCACTGAAAAATGGTAGAAACCTTTCTCCATGTGAGATGTCGCCGACAAAGGTGCATTATGATAACACAAATTGTACTGAGTGTTGCGGATGCGATGACATAAACACCGTTTCAAAGTACGGGGAATATTTCAAAATTGTTCCAACCGGAATTGAAAGGATTCTTCTTTTTACATCTTTGGGGGAATACAATTCGTTTTTTTCGTTTGTGATGTTTCTTTGCCAGATCAATCGTCAATTTTGTCGTAAGACAACTGCACCAAAGAATTTTGAAGAAATTCCAAAATTTTTGAAAGTAATCTTTGGATTACACTTCCATTACTTGCCAGATTTGGACGTCTTAATTGACAGATATGATGTCAATTATCATAGACACCATGTTTTGTCTAAGAGTTATACGGTAGAAGACCTAATGTTACAATTACATGTAACAATAGAACAATTTCGTATGTTGGAAGACCTCAAAAATCATCATGATTCAAAAGCGCCTGAACGAAGACGTCTGAGTAAACTACGCGAGAGTTATGTTGATGAAGGTAGAAGTATGGATGAACAAAGAACTGGTCTTTCATGGAAGGATCCACGAGTTTTTCACGTCCTAACTGGTGGAGAACTGTAAATTGGATAGAATTCCATTGAAAATTATAATCATTCATATTTCAATAATTATTATATTATTATAACTTATATAATGAAAATAGACATGGTTTTTACATATTGCGACGGAACTGACCCTAAATTTATAGAAGAGAAAAAACAATTTTTAAAAGAAAAAGATAAAATAAACAATAAACCAGTCCGATTTATAAATATTAATGAAATAACATATTCTGTCAGAAGTGTTTTGAAGTTCATGCCATGGATAAATATGATTTATATTATAACAAATAAACAGATTCCTCCCATAGAATTAAATCCAAAAATCAAAATAATTGACCATACAGAAATTATACCCAAAAAATATTTACCGACATTTAACAGTGATGTCATAGAATCTTTTATTCATAATATTCCAGAATTAAGCGAGATAATTCTTTATAATAATGATGATATGATGCATACCAGAAATGTTGATATTTCAGATATAATACAAGAAAATAAGTTTATTTTTAGGAATTATTATAGAAACTGGATTATAACTGAAACCACGTGTGAATATCTTAAAAGAATTCATTTAACATCGCAACTATTCAAACAATCGTATCCATCAATCAAACTAATAAATAATCATCATACAAAATTTTTAAGAAAATCCACTCTCAAATTCGTTGAAGAAAAGTATCCTAAGTTATTACATGAACTGCGAGTGAATCGTGTAAGAGGAGATAATTATATACAATATCTATTTTTTTGTATAAATATTGATAATATATTGAATGATAATATAATATTAGATAGATACGATGATGTAATAGTATATCATCTTGGAAATAAAGAATATCGAGAAGATATGTTTTTGAGAATATATAAAAAGAAACCAAAATTTCTCTGTTTAAATGACATGAGTTATAATTTCAAGGAGCCTTTTGATGTATTAATGACTTATATTTTATAGTAATCAAATAAGATGCTTCATTATTTTATCAACAATCTCAGCTTCATCCAGTGTTCCATCAATAACGATTATATTTTCCGCTAAGTTTCCGAGCTCTTTTAGATAAGCCTGATTCAATTTGCGCAAGTATTCAATCTGTATATTCGATTCACCATTGCGCATCCTCTTCAAATTCCTCCGAAGAGCAATTTCTGGGTCGATATTCAGATATATCAACGTGTCTGGCTTCTTATACTTGAACATTTCAATCATTTGTTCATGTAGTTTAAACTCAATCTCATCGAGGACTCCATCAGCGACCAACATTTTCGAAAATACGTTTAACGTTGTTATCGCGCTCCTCTCACTTATATTCACAATATTTTTCGCTTCTTGACCGCGATTGATTTGCTCAATCTCATTCTTCTGTTGAATATGGGACAGAATAATCCGGATTTGAAATGACGACGCGAACTTAGATATGTTTGAGTAGTATTTCTCTAACCATCCTTCATTCATCCAAGATTCGACAGGCTCTTCAAAAAAGTTGAAAGTCGTATCCGCTGATTTGAATGAGGTCAAACGCGCCTTTAAATTGGATATGGCGGTCGTTTTACCCGCGAAAATAAGTCCATCAATAACCACATTTTTAACATTTGGAGTCATTTTGTATAATGTAAATATTATAAAAAATTAAATTCATTTTTTACGAATACTATAAAAAATGA